GCACGCGGTTACATTTCCAAGCTTGTAAACGCCGGTTTTTTGGTCAGAGAGGGCGACAGATACAACCGGCGACTGCGTAGAATAGCGCAGACGAGCGCGCAGATTAGCGCAGACGAGCGCGTAGATTCACGCAAACGAGCGCGTAAATCCACGCAGACGAGCGCGCTAAATTCCCCACATACTAATACAGTACTATATCATACTACTGATACACTTACTAAAGGGGCGAAATCGCCCGTGATTGTTTTGCCATTCGAAACCGAGAATTTCGCAGCCGCTTGGAAGGAATGGATCGACTACAAAAAGGCCGCGCACAAATTCAGTTACAAAACGCCCCAAAGCGAACAACGGGCACTTATGATCTTATCAAATGCTTACAAAGAAGAATCGGAATCAATTGAGCGAATCCACCTTGCAATTGCTAACGGATGGCGTGGATTTGTCTTTGACACATCCAAAACACGCAGAACTGTCGCACCCAGAGCGAGAAACATTGAAACAGATGAAAACCGCGAAAAGCTTAGAGAACTTGCAATTACAGGACGTATCGACTCTAACAGTAAGAGAATGTTTTAACGGTACGAACGTACAGACCGCCATGCGGATCCATCCCGAAGCAACACGGGCCGCGCTGATCTCGATGCTGGTAAACTGCTGCCGGTTTATTGACGCAAATAAGACAATGACCGAGGCAGGTGACTTCGAAATGACCTTAAACGAGCTTTTGAAGGTGTTTCCTTGCTTTACAATTGAAGATTGGAGGCTGTGTACCTACAAGATGATAAACGAGGAGTATGGGCCTTATTTCGAGCGTTTGAAATTAGCCCAATTTGTTGATCGTTTTGGTCAGTATGAAAAGCAACGCCAACCCATCGTTGAAACGATCCGAGAAAACGAACGCAAGGACGCAGAAACCGCACAGGCTGAACTGATGCGATACATTCAACCCGAATACGCCACAGAGAAGCAGCCCAGCGTTCGCGACCGAGTTGACGCTGTGGATTGGTTCAAAGGCGAAAACCGCTTAACCTACACCGAGCGGCAGGAGATGGACGAACGACAGAAACAAAGCAAATGAAAAAAGAACTAAAGCCGTTTTTTACAAGAAAACAAAAACCGAAAAAGATGAAAGCAATGAATGGATTTGATTATTTGATAGGTAAAAAATGTTCCTACCAAGCTGAAGGCCGAGATTTTGAATGTGAAATTATTGGATTTAACTACATAACGGAAGATAAATGGCCCTATGGCGCATATGTCACAATTCATTTACAACCATTGACTCCGAAAAGCATAGGTAAAGATTATTTAGATGAAATGTGGCAAGGTGTCGCGCTGGACTCTGTAAACGGCATTGAAAATGAATAACCTAGAAAGATTTTGGCTAGACCTCATCGAAACCCGAAAGCATACGATACGGGAAGTATATGGAGCAGAAGCCGCAGACCGATACCATCCACACAGCATGGAAAAGGAGTATTTCCTACAGCATGGCGGACAGTTTACAGCGCATCCAAGTGTGACACAACACACAACAGAATTTTTCAAGATGTGCGAAGTTCGCTATGAGATCCAAAAAGCAAACCATCAGCGCACCCTGAAACAGCGATGGCATAAAGTGCAGGAGATGCCAGAGTACAAACGCAGCGTAAGAGAACGGCAGCAACTCACAGAACAGATTGAGCGTGCTATCTTAGCAGGCAATGGCAAAGCGAAAGAAGAGTGAACGGCAAAAGCTTATCGAATCCATCGACCCGTTATGGAGCAGATACATACGCAGCAAGTATGCGGATGAGGAAAGAACGTCAGAATGTTTCACCTGTGGCAAGCGCGCGCACGTCCTCGACTTGCAAGCCGGTCACTTTATGAGCCGCCGCTATCATGCCACACGATACGACTACGACAATACACGCGTGCAATGCTATAGCTGCAACGTGGGCTTACATGGCAATCAATACCGGTTCGGAGTACGACTCGATGAGGAACGTGAAGGCAAGGCAAGTAGTGTTGCAGCCCGGAGCAAGGACAAGCCGCCAAGCATCGACCACCTCAAACAACTGCGTGCCGTTCTCAAACTATCACTTCAGCGATTGCCAGAAGACTATTGGATACGACCAAGAGGAACGGCAGCAGATAGCCCAGCGGATAATTGATTACTCAATGCAGGCAAAGGATGGGTACGCAATGCAATGGCTGCACATCATAGCCCTCGACGTATGCGGTAAGATTCAACACAACCGTTGATGGCATACATCCCGAAAGGATCGCGCCGATCTCCGTGGCTACGGCCTAAGGTTGATCACGAACGAAAGACCGGACAAGACAAGAGATACTGGACTCACAAGTGGAAGAAGGCACGCCGGGCTTTCCTTAGCACGCATCCCGTATGCAACGACTGCGGACACTTCGCGAACACCGTTGACCATGTTGAACCCGTCAAGCTGGGTACGTTTGACTTCTATGATTCATCCAATTGGCAAGCCTTATGCACTCATTGTCACGCAGTTAAGAGTGGCCGCGAGCGTTGGGGGTAGGGGGTGCCGAAAATAAAGTGCAGGGGCCTCACCATCCCTGCAAGCTAGCAGATTTCACCTTTTTAGCTTCAGACCAAAAGGGGAGGGCCGTACATTGGGGGCATGAACGACCCACAATTCCAACGATTCACCGAGCGCGTAGCCGAATACAGCACTCGCGGCGACCTCACTAGCGGCGTAAAGTCGCTGATCCAAACGCTTTCCTGCGTGGAAATTGAGGAAGAAATGTTGCAAGAATTCTGCAATAATGAAGGCACTTGCTACCAAGTAATAGGCAAAAGCGGCGACACTTACAGCCGCGCAAGACCCGAATGGCAACAACTCAAAGAGGCACGGATGCGAAAGCAGGCGATGATCGCCACGCTTGAACGGTTGGTTGGTACAACGGCACAAACAGAGGAAAGCGTTGACGAATATTTCGGATGAATTCTATTTCGATGAGGTTTCAGCGAATCGCGCGGTTGACTTTATCGAGAAGTTCTGCACCCACGTCAAGGGCGAGCTAGGCGGCAAGGCGTTTCTGCTGGAAGATTGGCAAAAGAACGATATCATACGGCCGCTATTCGGTTGGAAGAAAGCCGACGGCAGGCGCAAATACAGAACCTGTTATGTTGAAATCCCGCGTAAAAATGGCAAGTCGAATCTATCTGCTGCGATTGCTTTATACATGCTTTTCGCGGATGGTGAACCGGGCGCAGAAGTCATCTCTGCGGCGGGCGACCGCAACCAAGCCAACATTGTCTTCAGCATCGCGCAAGAGATGGTATACAACAACAAGCACCTTGCAAACCGAGGTAAAGTTCTGCGTAATTCCATCGAGTACAAAAGCAGTTTTTACAAGTCGATCAGCGCAGAAGCCAGCACCAAACACGGATTCAACTGCCACGCCGTAATCTTTGACGAACTGCACACGTCACCCAACCGCGACCTTTGGGATGTTCTAGTTACAAGTACAGGCGCACGAACGCAGCCGATTGTAATGGCGCTGACAACCGCCGGGCATGATCGCAATTCCATCTGCTGGGAAGTACACGAATACGCCGAGAAGGTCAAGAATGGAATTGTAAAAGATGACACTTTTCTTCCTGTTTTGTACGCAGCGGACGAAGATGACGACTGGACGCAAGAAGAAACATGGAAGAAAGCGAATCCCGGCTATGGCACGATCTGTACAAAGGCGTATTTCGAGCAGGAAAGCAAGAAAGCCCAGACCATTCCAAGCTATCTGAACACGTTTTTACGGCTCAACCTTAACATTTGGACGAGCGCAGAACACGCGTGGATTCCTGATGACATCTTCATGCGCGGATCAGATCCGATTCCATGGGAAAGATTGCCCAATTTGCCTGCATTTGGGGGATTAGATTTAGCATCCACGCAGGATTTAACGGCTTTTTCGTTGCTATTTAGAGACGACGAACACGATTGCTTCTATCTAATCCTGCATCAATTCGTCAACGAAGAGAAAGCCAACAGCAAGAAATTAAGCGCAGGAATCGACTATTTGCGCTTCGCCAAAGATGGACATTTGACAATCACACCGGGCAATGTGACTGATTTCCGGATTGTCAAGAACCATATTGTTGACCAATGCGCCAAATACGACGTGCGAAGTATCGGATATGATCCGCGTTTCAGCACTTATATCGTGAGCGAATTGGTTCAAGATGACATAGAAATGCACCCAATGGCGCAGAATATCACGACCATGAACGGGCCGACCAAAGAATTCGAAATGCAGATGATGAAAGGCAACATCATCCACGGAGCGAATGAGGTTCTAAGATGGCAAATGGGGTGCGCTGTTATCTACACCGACGTGAACGAAAACAAGCGAGTGACCAAAGAGCGAAACGAAGCCAAAAAAGTAGACGGCGTGATCGCTTCCATCATCGCCATGAACGAATATGCGCACGATAAAACCAACGGCACGAGTGAAACCATATTCGATATAATTTCCCTTTCGTAATTTGCGACTCATATGGCAACACTTCGCGACAGAT